CGCTGTGGTGCAGGTTGTGGAGCAGGTTGTCCCCGCTCTGATTACCAAAATGATTGACGAGGTTATCGAGATCAAAAAAGACACAGAATCTGTGGAGGCCCACAATAATACAGAATTTCAGCAGGAGCTTGAGCAGACTATTGGCAGGATTACAAGGCAGAACATAAAGATGGCTTCTCGTCAGAGTTTGTTCCAGCTTGATCGCATCTGGCCTCCAACTGGTCAGACTTCTGGTATGGCACTCGTTGGCATGGAAAAGGTGTGGGCAGAGTCCAGAGATGCTGATCCAGTCGATGATTGAAGCCTCCGCTGACCGTAAAGTAACGCCTCTGGCTATTCAGCGTCCTAGCGGACGTTGGGACCCCAGGATCAAGAACACCTACGGACTCCCAGCCAACCGCTGCGCATACAGGACAGAGTTTTGCGATAAGCATTGCTATGCAGAGAAGATTGAGAAGCATCGCCCTGCTGTGCGTAACCTCCTAGAGCGCAACTGGAAGTGGGTGGAATTCCACGGGAGTGACTACGATGCTTTGTTCAAGGAGTTGAGCCTACTGGTAGGCGAAGTTGAGCACGGATTCAAGAGGTTCGACGTTCCTAAAGAGAACTGGGTGTTTCGCCATTTTTGGGATGGGGACATACCGACGAACACGTTCGCTTTAGCCATGCTTCGTGTAGCTCGTGAGTACCCTGACATCAAGTTCTGGGTGTACACGAGGAACTTCGATGCAGTGCAACACCTGACAGGGGCTACGAACTTTCAAGTCTATTTATCTGTGGATAAGTACAACCTCTGGGAGGCTAAAGGTTGTAAGCAAAAGAATCCGTGGGTAAAGCTAGCCTTCTGCGGTTCAACGTGGGCGGAGACACGAGAGATTGCTTCCAAGTTCCCACGAGAACGTCGTGGTCCACGCTGTCCAGAGCTAACAGGCAAGGTGCCCTTGGTCAACGACGGCGTAGGTGCCTGCGTTGACTGCGGGCTATGTATTAAGGGGGTCAACAACGTACGTTTCGCAGCAAGCAATAAGTAACTCAAACTGTGGAGATCCACAGAAAGGCTAAACATGGTAATTACGAAAGAAACAGTTAAGGATGGTATCGAGAACGGCATCATCTACCCAGACGGACACCAAATACTTGCTCCCGAACATTACGAGGGCTTTGATGTGACCGACTTAATAGAAACCCACTACTCGGACTTCAGTAGCCCTACCACAACAATATGGGGTGCCGATGGAGAACCGATGGAGAAATCAGAGGGGGTCTACAATCTGACCTTCCTCTATTGGGTCGCCAAGCAAACCAAAGTCCCCTTTGGTGATGCTTATGGTAGAGGGACCCAGGCCCGCCTCATCGTGGACGCACTTGTTGCATGGAGCGGTGCGGACGCTGATGCCTGTAGATGATCCTGGGCTTGAAGCAAAAATAATGGATTACTGGTATGCGGCAATCACATTGGAACGGGCGGCGCGTGATTGCGCCCGCCTGTTTCGGGATATAACGATGCCAGAAAAAGCTAGACACCGAGTCGCTGAACGTGGGGCTTGGTTGGCGCATCTGGCAGCCGAAGCAGAGTTTGCCAGAGAAGAAATCAGTAAATATATAGGACCCAACAGAACTGTGGACCTCCACAGAAAGGAACAAAAAAACAATGGCTAGTAGAATTACAGAACAGGATGCCAAACACATGCTCTTCAGATCACGGGCATGGCATAGTCTGGGCACCGTTGGAGACATCGACATGCTTGATGCTCGCGACGCCTTCGTCTGGGCAGAAGCAACGTTGACACGACCGTATGTCAGACATGAGAACAACTTTGAGCCGCTCTATGATCGCAGAGTCGTTAAGCTTCTGAATCATCCAATAGCTCACGGTTCCCATTCAGACAAATACAAGCTGGTGCAGCACTCGTTCCTGACCCAAGAGATTCTCCCCAAATTGGTGGAGGGTGGCCTAGTCGAATCTATTGAGTCGATTGGCACCTATGGGTTTGGAGAAGCTGCGTTTGTGTCGTTGAAACTTCCCAACGATATCAAGATTGACGGCTACTCGGAGGTTCACAACATTGTGAACCTCACGAACGGTTACAACAATCTGCCGCTGTCGATCACGAATAGCTTGGGGATTGTTGTGTGTGCCAACACCATGCAAACAAACGTTTTGAACGTACCCTCGTGGTATACGTTCAAACATATGGGTAAGCCCGAAGAGCTAATGACCGAAGCCGTGGGTCAATTCCTTCAAAGGGTACGCCTCGGGGACGGCCACGGTAAGAGAATCGAAGTGCTTCTCGAACAGAAACTCGTTGACGAAGAGTTTCAGCTACTCGTTAAGGGACTCATAGGCCCTGCACCTGAAAGGTATGTCTGGAAAGACGACGGTACCCGTATAACGAAGCGTGCGTGGGGACACTGGAATGAGACAAACGAGAAACTCTGGTGGCGATACAACCAAGATCCTCTCAATGAGGGACCCAGGGGTACCGCTTGGGGTGCGCTCATGGCTGTGCAGGCCTACGAGCAGAAAGACAAGAAAGCCAACTCTTCCAGCGGTACTGTTCGCGAACGGCATCACAGGTCTTTGGTGATGGGGAAACTTGACTTGACTGACAAAGCGGTTCGCATCCTTGAGGTGCCTAAGAGATTGAGCAGGGTCTAATGGACGAAGATCAAGATAGGCACTTGTTGAACCTATTCGACAATGTGCATGACACAATCCACATGCTCAGAATGATGGCTGCGCATTATGCGGAGAAAGCTGAGGCACTCGAATCAGATCTTGCTGGTGCTCTTCGCTGTAATCTCGTTGATCTCTCAGAGCTAGAGGTTCTGTCTGACAACGTGATTCCGTTTCCTGTTGGGAGCCGTGATGAATAACCCTGATTCTGTGGAGGTCCACGGATTTAGTTACAAAGAACAACTTCCCATTGTTAATGGTTACCAAGTGGAAGCTCTTATCCCCGATATGTACCATCACGGGGAGGAGGACATCCCGTCCTATGTCATTGTTTTCCACCGTCCAGTGAAGAATACCCCTTGGAAATGTGAGGACTGGGGGACAGCATTCTGGAAACCTGGGAACCCGTCTTGGCACGCAGGTAACTATGACTTCTTTATTCGTGAAAATGCAATAAGCGACGCTCTGAGGAGAGCAGGATGGAGAAAATAAATGAGTGAGGTTATCGAACAAACATTAAGCCGCCACTACGGGATGAACCACATTTTAAGCTGTGGCGTTTCCAAAATGGATGGTGCACAGCATTGGTACTACACCGTCGCTGTTGATACTGGCAGGAACGAAGCATCGCTTTCGTCTGTAATCTCTGGCAGGTACTACTCTTACGATGAGGCAGTCATAGGTATGAACGAGCGTCTTGTTAAAGAGATGAAACAAGACTATGTGCCCGATGTGGAACTGGGGGGTGAAGGGTGAGCTTAGGATCTTTTGAACATGCCCAAGCTGTCCATGATGGGATTCTCATGGGTGGCCCACCTGAGCCAACCCCTGTTGATCCTTGCCCGTGGTGTGAAGGAGAGAAAGACCTCCCGAAAGATGTGGAGATCTTCGTCGGTAACACAACGGTGTGTTTCGAGTGTCTGAGAGATTACCTCGTGATAGATGACGCAGGGGAGCGGGGACGTAAATGATGTGGGTAGCCATATGGTCGATACTCGATTTTGCTTCTGTTGGTGGACCTCCACAAGAACAGACCAAAATCGCGGAGACTGTTTGCTCGTATGAATGGGAGAACAGCGACTGTGTAGAGGCCTTGGGGATTGTCTGGTGCGAGTCACAAGGCAACCCTCGGGCCTTTAATGGCGCAGATCACGGCCACTTCCAGGTAAACAAATTCTATTGGGCTGAAGTATTTGGTCCAAAAACTTGGGCTAAGCGGTATGAGATAGAAACGAATACTGCAATGGCCCATCACATTTACAGCACTAAAGGAGCCTGGCGGCTCTGGACATGCGGAAGGAGAATGTAAGATGAAATGTCCACGATGTTGCGTGGAAGAAATGGTTGAGGACATAGCTCAGAATGCCTTGTCACGTTCAGATAACGAGACATACGTTTGCTCACCTTGCGGTGAGGACGAAGCCTTCCTTGACTTCATTAAGGCAGACGGTGTGGAACCGTGGCCCATTATTCGGATAACGATAAATGGGCACTTCAACTTCGTGGAGGAGTTGACCGCATACAAACCCGAACGAAGCGTTGACGAATACGGATTCACGAGCAAATATGAAACATGATTGCGATGGGAACCCATCCCTAACCAACTACGGGCGAGGGTGCAGGTGCGACCTGTGCCGCTCCGCTAAATCTTTGTACGAAGGAGAACGGAGGCGAAGAAAGAACAAGTCCCGTGACAGTACCCCAAGGAAACCTGCGGGGAAACGAGACTCGCCGTTTGTCATGGATGACGCATTCACCAGAGAACAGATACTGGAGGCACGAGCATGAGTGAGGACATAGATTACGTCGATGCGATCGACATAATTTTGGAGCTAGACAATGACACCTATGCGACAGCCGTTGAAGCTAACTCCATGTGGCACACGGATACCCCAGCGTACCTGAGGTATTTGGATCGAGTGGCCTACAAGTGTGAGCAGCAACTTAGGGTCGCGAGGTACATGCGACGACAGGCGTTGCTTGATCTGACCCTGCGAGGTTTTTCTAAAACCGAAGCAGGGAGGTACATTGCTCTTAAGCGCACCAGATCCCACGAACTCGTAGAGCAAGCTAAAGAGGAAAGGTTACAGAAAGTCGATCCTTTCTGATTTTGTGGAGGTCCACAAGATCCCTCACCTTCGGGTGGGGGATCTTTTTTTTTGTCTTTTTTTTGCAGGAGGTTGGTTATCTGTAATCTTGCTGTTATGATTCGGGGAACCCTTTAGGGGGTTCCCCGAAACATATTTAGGGAGATGCTCTGGGCGTGACTTCTCCCCACGCCTAGGGCATCGCCCGCTAACGCAGGGAGAAGCGTGGAAATCAAACTACGGCAAAGTTGGATCAACAACTTTCTTCGGTGCCCCGAGCAAGCCCGCCAAGAGCGGCTTGGGCTTGTCAAGCAGAAAGAGACTTCCGACCTGCTGCGGGGGAATGCTGTCCACCACGCCATTGAGCAGGCGGGGCTGGAACAACTTCACTCTCAAACCACTGTCGGTTTGGATGTGCTGTGGGACATGGTAGACGACTACATCGCTACAGAATCCTCCATCGTTGAGGTTTGGCGACACCCCTACGAAAAAATTGTTGACGTTGCACGACTGAATGTTCAGGCATGGCACGACCAAGTGTGGCCGAGTCTGACACCTCGTGCCGTGGAGCGTACCTTCACCCGAGAAATCGGTACCCGCGAGGATGTGACCTTGATCCTCACAGGTACTGCCGATTGGGAAGATGAGTCAGGCGAGATCTGGGACTGGAAGAATCCCTCCCGTTTCTATGAGCCTTGGGAGAAGAAACGCTGGGACATCCAATCCCATGCGTACTGCTGGGCACTTGACTCAGACAAATTCAACCTGGCGGTATTCGCTAACGGCGAGTACCAGCACATCCCCATCGAACGAACGCAAGAACACATAGACGCATTCATCGAGATGTGTTGGTCGATTGGTCCCCTCATAACGGCAGACATCGAACCGTGGCCGATGAACTGGACTGGCTGGCACTGCTCCCCCAAATGGTGCCCCGTTTGGCAAGCTGGCGGTTGCCGTGGCAAACACCTAGGAACGAACCCGTGGTGAGAAACGACCACTATCTGCTAGGGTGTGCCGTGGGCCGTGTGGAGGAGACATGTCTTTTCGTGTAACCTGTTGCGTAGGGAAGTTCAAATTCCCGATACACATAAAACCAATCATGCGTGAATACGAGCCAGAGGAATACCATCGGCTCCGCAAAAAAAGTCTGTTAAACCCAAACATCCAAGGGAGGATGAAGTGACAGAACAAGCAAAGGTAACGGTTACCTTCTCACAAAAAGTGAGCGAAGCACCGTACGAAACAGCGGATTACTCGCTTTCTATAGAGCGTAGTTTTCCTGAATCAATGGGGGATGACGGCATTATTGCCGAAGCCACCGCATTGTTTGAAACTGTGAAGACGGAAGTTCTTCGCCAAGCAGGACAGGAAATGGATCTCAGTCCTGATGGGGTTGTGATGCGTCGCCTGAAAAGTGGCGTTTCCAGGCCTGACGGTGGTCAGCCCGCCCCAGCAGCGAAGGCCGCTACGAGTAGCACTCCAGCAGCACCAAAAGTTTCTGCTCCTTCAGGAGGGAAAGTAACGGGCCGTGTCTACAAACGCACCTCGTTCTGCATCGGCAAACAGGCAGCCGAAAGGCAAGCTGGCTGGAACCTTATAGCGTTCCACCCAGCAGAATGGCGGGATGCTGAATCTGGGGAGGCCATTGAGGTCTACAAGGTCAAAGAGAAGGCTGATGGCACAACTGACCAAACCAGCCGAGGGACCAACTACCCCAACTTCTCCATTAGCAAGGGTGCTCTTGAACGACTCGGTATCGAAGTGAAACAAGACTTCGGTATGTGGGTGAACGACGGAGACAGCAACGTTCCTCTGCGTGTATTCGATCAGGCTGCAGGTGAGACTGAGGGGGATGCGGTTGACTGGGACTGGTTGTCTCGTCGCGAGGAGCTTCACTCCTAAAATGGAAACCCAGGGAGAAGCCGTAGAGCTTTCAGAGGAAGAGGTTGACGCCCGTCTAGCGGGCGTTGACCTTGACCTACTGGGAGAGCAACCATACAAATGGTTCCGCCCCACTTCAGCGGCAGTGGATGAATGGGTGGACTATGCCCAACGAGGTGACAACTGTTACTTCATGGGGCTTGACGACATAGACCAGAAGATGAGAGGTGTCTGGCCCAGCGACGTTCTTGTCGTGACAGGCCGAGCACACAGCGGAAAATCTGCGGTGGTTCTCTCCTCAATGGCAACAAACCTTCTACAGAATCCTGACTTTCATGGAATCATCTACACCCCCGACGAACCAGAAATCTTGGTTGTCTCAAAACTTTACGCTCTACTTTACCAACGCAATCTTGCGGAGGTGGAAGATGGTTTGCGGTCGAACGATCCTACCTTTGTTAATGAGATCGAAGAAGCGAAACACTCCTTCCTAGACCGAATCAAGATCTTCCCTAACGCAATGTCTTTCGAGCATATGTCTGAGGCCATGCGCGAATGCGAGGACTACTGGCAAGCCAAGCCAGGCTTCGTCATGGTTGACTTTCTAGAACAGTTACCTCAGGCCAGTGGGTACGAAGGCGTATCCAAAGTGCTGAAAGGACTGAAACAATGGTCCGAAGCGGAGAAGATGCCAACCGCTCTCATCCACCAATCGGGGAAGGGATCATCCAGAGGTTCTTCCCGAGGGATGGACGACGGTAAATTCAATGCCGACGAATACGCTATACTGCAATTAAATGTATTCAGGAAACGTGATGACCCCAAACTTTCGGACGCTGAACGACTCATGCACTCAGTCTCAGTTTCTTTGGACCTTTGCAAAAACAAGCGACCACCTTGCCACATCACGCACGAACCCATCGACTACTACATGGACCCCAACTGCGGGGTTATCAGAGATTATTACGAATCAGACCTACCAACGGATGACCGATGGGTGGAGTAGAAGACTTCGCTGAGCTTCACAAGGGAGGCTTCATCGCCAACGTGACGAAAGGGGTAAAGCCTCTCACCCGTGACGGGGACTACGTTGAAGCTTACGGTGAGTACTACGAGAAGCTCATCAAACGTCATCTTGAAGGTGACGCTAACATCGGTGTGTATCCTCTCTGGCAGAAGAACGGTGTGTGGATGGTCAACTGGGGGGCCGTCGATCTAGACGAAGGAGACATCTCCGACATCCACTCGAACAACCTTCAGAAGCTGCTAACCAAAACTGGGATCACTTCGTGGAAAGAACCCTCACGAAGCAAAGGTTTCCATGTCTGGGTGTACCTGGACGCACCGATGGCAGCTAGCCTCGTGCGGCGAGCCCTCATCGGTGCCTGCAGGATCGTGGACGTACCCATAAGAGAGGTTTACCCCAAACAAGTAAGCCTCGAAAAAGATGCCATAGGGAACTGCTTGCGGCTACCGTACCCAGGTGAACGCACCCCTGGCAAACAAGAAGTCGAAGGGTACCCGACTGGGGCCAAGTTCGCGAAGGCAGCGTTAGAGGCACGAACCCCACCAGGGGTACTGAGAAGGCTACTCCCACTTCATGCTGCCACCGAACCGAAGAAGCTGAAATATGTTGATCGAGGTTTCCGACTAGACGGAGACTTCCTAGGTTTAGCCAAAGAGCTATGGGAGGGAAGCCAATTCGAGGATCGAAGCAAAGCCCTGTTCGGCTTTGCCACGAGCCTCATCTGGCAAGAGTTCACCGTAGACGCAACTGTTGATTGGGTACGTCGATTCGATGATCGGTTAGAGAAATTCACAGGTCGCCCCGACCGAGAGCGTCAACTTCGTAACCTTGTCGAACGAGCAGCTATAGCCATAGGGGACAAGCGTGCCTAAGTCATACAAATTTACGGTCCCTGGTCGCCCGAAGGTTAAAGGGCGACCTAGGTTCTCAAAGCAAGGATACGCATACACCGCCCCTGTAACCCGCGCATACGAAAACCTCGTAAAGGAACACTACAAAGGCCCCGTATTCGACGGGCCTATAAGCCTCAGTGCAGTGTTCACAACTAAGCGAGCCATGATAACGATTACTGAAGTTGACCAAGAGGAAAGCAAACTCACAGGAGATACCACGAACTACCTTAAAGCTGTTGAGGATGCTCTAAACGGGATTGCCTATGAGGACGACAGACAGATTCAAAGAATCGTTGGGAAGAAAAAATGAATAAACCTTTTCACCAAGGAACGTATCAAGAGCGCTACGTCCAAATGGGTGACGAAGCTGAGGGAGCTTTCGAGGCAAGAAACGAATCTTGGGTCCGTT